CTATCACACCGGCACCGCCACCGTCACCGCCATCGCGCACCAATCGTCCAAGGACGGCGTCACCGGCGTGACGTTCTCGTTCACCGGCAACGGCGCCGCCACCCACCCGACGGTGGCGTGACCATGAAAGCGATCGACGCCGTCTTGCAGCACGTGCGCGACATCGGCACCCGCCATGTCGATGTGCCCGAGTGGGTCATCGATGGCCAGCCGCTGCGCATCCATTACACGCCGCTCAGCGTCAAGGAGCGCGAGCAGATTTCGCGCAAGAGCGCCACGATGGGCGGCGACATCGACATCGAAATCCTCATGCTCAAGGCGCTCGACGCCGACGGCAAGCCGCTGTTCACGCTCGAGGACAAGCCCAAGCTCAGGATGTGCGCGTCGGCGGTGATCTCGCGCGTCGCGGGCGAGATGATCGCGCTGCCGAACGTCGCCGAACTGGAAAAAAACTCCGCGGCGATCCCGAGCGAATGATGAAGTTCGCGCTCGCGGATCGCCTGCACATCTCGATCGCCGAGATCGAGCGAATGCCGGTCGAGCTGTTCCTTGAATGGCTCGCCTTCTTTCGCGTACAGAACGACAAGAGCTGATCGGAACGGCGATGGCGCAAGAGCGCATGGAAATCGAGATCAGCGCCGAGAACCGGACGCAGGGCGCCTTCCGGCAGATCACGCGCGATCTGCAAAATCTCACGCAGGCGGTCACGCCGCTGCAACGCGGCCTTGGCGCCGTCGCCGGCGGCGTGGGCGGGCTCGCCGCCGCGCTCGGCGTGGGCGCGCTCTATCAACAATTCCGCGCCGCGCACGACGAATTGCAGGGGATCGAGCAGACGGCGCGCCGCATCGACATGCCGGTGGACGAGTTTCAGGCGCTGCGCGGCGCGGTGAAGCTGGCCGGGCTCGATCAGCAGACGTTCAACCAGGGCGTGGAGCAGCTCGCGCGCAACATCAACGACGCCGGGCGCTCGGAGAACGCGCTGTCGCGCCTGTTCGCCGACAACAACATCGCGCTCAAGGACCGCGAGGGCCGCCTGATCGGCATCAACCGCGCGCTAGAAGTGGCCGCCGACCTAATCATGCGCGCGCGCACGGAACAGGACAAGATCGCGATCGCCGAGCGCTTCGGCTTCTCGCGCGATCTCATCCCGTTCCTTGAACAGGGCGCGATCGGCCTGCGCGTGATGGCCCAGCGCGCGCGCGAGCTTGGCCTGGTGCTCGATACCGAGATGCTCAACAAGACCCGGGAACTCGATCGCGAATGGGGTGAATTCTGGGCAACATGGGAGTCCAGGGGCAAGCGCGCGATCCTCAGCGTCGCCGGATGGATTAGCGATTTCATGAAGGCCGCGCGCGCCGCGGGCGAGGAGCATGAAAGGGGTATGGGCATCCGGCGGCCGGAACTGCCCATGTCCGGCGATTTCGGCGGCCCGGGCGCGAGCTGGGAAGGCGCGATGAAATCGGCGCTCGGCGACCGCACGAAGCTCAGCGACCAGCGCGCGACCACGCGCAAGGACGATTTCGAGCGCCAGGTCGACGCCATCACCCGCCACGTCGCGATCATGGAGGCGGACGCGCGCGCGGTCGGGCGCACGGCCGGCGAGATGGAGCGGTTGCGCGCGAGCGCGCAGCTGGTCGAGGCGCTCAACCGCGCCGGCATCCCCATCAACGAGCAATACGCGAAAACCTTCGAGGTGATCGAGCGGCGGGCGGCGGCGGCGGCCGACGCCCTGGCGCTGGCCGGCGCCAAGAGCGCCCTGTTGTTCGAGCGCGAGCAGTTCGGCCGCTCCGAGGTCGAGCAGCGCGTCGCCGCCACCCTGCGGCAGAGCCGCATCGCCGCCGGCAGCGCGGCCGGCGAGGAAATCTCCGCCCTCGTGCGCCTCAACGACCAGATCAGGTTCACGCGCGACCTCTCGGCCGACGCGCTCAAATCGTTCATCGCCGACCTGCGCGCCGGCCGCTCGGCCGCCGAGGCGCTCGGCAGCGCGCTCGACCGCATCGCGACCAAGCTCATCGACAAGAGCATCGACAACCTCATCGCCGCGGCCATCGGCGGCGGCACCGGCAGCGGCGCGGGCGGCGGCGTGATCAGCGCCTTCACCAGCCTATTTAGCGCCGGCACCGGCGCGCCGCTCTCGCTGGCGCCTGCCGGCATCGGCCATGCCGGCGGCATGGTCGCGGCGCTGCCCCGCCTGCACGCCGGCGGCCTGGTCGGGTCCGATGAGCGGGTGGTGGTCGCCAAGGCCGGCGAGGAGATCGGCTGGCCGGGCAAGCTGGCGCAGAGATACGGCGGGCCGCCGGTGCAGATCATCAACATGACCGGTCAGCCTTCGCGCGCCGAGACCGCGCGCGCGCCCGACGGCCGCGCCTTCGTGCGCGTGATCGTCGGCGAGGCCAGGCGCGAGATCATGCGCGACTTTGCCGGCGGCGGTTTTGACCCCGTCATGCGCGGGCGCTTCGGCGTCGGCGTCCAGCATACCCAGCGCTGACATGGCCGCGCCACCATGACCGTGCCGTGGCCCGCCGCCGTGCCGCAGACCCCGCTCGCCGGCAGCTTTTCAAGCGAGCCGCAGCGCAACGTCATTTCGTTCGCGCCGGAATACGGCCCGCCGATCGAGCGCCGCGCCACCTCGATGATGATGGAGGCGCACAGCTATCGCGCTCGCCTGACCGCCGCCGAGTACGCGACGCTGATGGATTTCTACCGCGACGACCTGCAGGATGGCGTGCTGGCGTTCGCGCGCGATCATCCGCGCACCGGCGAGCCGATCGTGGCGCGCTTCTCCGCCGCGCCCGCCGACGCCGACGATATTCCCGGCCACGTCATGACCACGATCAGCTATTTGCGGATCAGGTGACGGATGTCGGAGGTCAGATATCAGACCGGCGCGCGTGAATTCTGACCCATCCATTGCGTCATGGCCGGGCTTGTCCCGGCCATCCACGTCGGTGATCTTGCTCAGAGTCTTGAGACGTGGATGCCCGGCACAAGGCCGGGCATGACGAGCTGATCACTGGACCTCTGATCACTGATTACTGACCTCTGACCTCTGTGACCCATGCCCCGCATCCTCGCCACCCCGCGCCGCAATTCGCTGGAAGCCTCGGCGACCGGCGCGGTCGACCTCATCCTGTTGCGCATCGCCGGCCCCGGCATCCACGATCCGATCGGCGTGTGCAACGACGTCGTCAATTTCGCGCACGAGGGCGTCATCTATTTCGGGCTCGCCGCCGAATTGATGCTGCTGAGCGACGCCGACCAGCCGCCGCGCGCGAGCTGCCGGCTCGCCAATGTCGACGGCGTCATCGGCCGCTTCGTGCGCACGCTCACAGCCTCGCCGCGCCTGCGCCTGCAGCTCGCCTGCGCCGACGACTGGCACGCCGCGCTCACCGACAGCGGCGAGGTCGATGCCGGCGGCGAGGCCATCCTGGCGCGCCAGCCGATCGCCACGCCGGCCATCGACTACGAGGCCGACTGGCTGCGCATCGCGTCGGCGCGCATCGACGCGCTCAGCGTCGACTGCGATCTCGCCTCGTTCGATCTGACCGCCGAACCGTGGCCGGCGGCGCGCGCCACGCCCGACCGGCTGCCGGCGCTGTTCAGGTGACGGAGGTCAGTAATCAGTAATCAGAGATTGGTTATCTGATTCTCGTCATCACCGGGCCGCCGCCAAGCGGCGAGTCCCGGTGATCCCGATTAAGAAGGCAAGGCTTTGCCCGCTGAATCGAGATTGCCGGGACAAGCCCGGCAATGACGAGCTGATCATTCGCAAACAGTCTGACCTCTGACCTCTGACCTCTGACCTCTGATCACTGTGACTCATGCCCGAGAAAATTCCGGCCTGGGCGGCGCGCTATGTCGGCATCCCGTTCGCCGATGCCGCAGAGGAATCAGCCGGCGGGCTGCATTGCTGGGGCCTGGTGCGCCTGGTGCTGGCGCGCGCGGCCGGTCTTGACCTGCCGGCCTATGGCGAGATCGGCGCGCGCGAGCTCGCCGCGCTCGCGCTGTTCGCCGGCGAGGCCGCCCGCGAGCCGTGGCTGCCGGTGATGGGTCCGCCGCGCGCTCTTGATGTCGCGCTCATGCGCGGGCCCGCGCGCGCGGTCAGCCATTGCGGAATCATGGTCTCGCCGTCCCATGTCCTCCACGTCGAGGCCGCGCACGACAGCGTCGTGGTCGCGGTGAGTCATCCGAGCGTGCGCCGCCGGCTCATCGGCCTGTTCCGACACCGCGCGCTTGCCGGCCATGACCTTGACACCGTCATGCTCCGCGACGGCGGAGCATCCAGCAGTCACGAGCGCCGGTCATGATCGCCTCGATTCCCATCGTGTGGCGGCCGATGCCGATGGCCGGGCGCCCGCATGTGCATCATCTGCCGGCCGGCCTCAGCCTCGCCGAAATGGTGGCGGCCGTGCCGGACCTGCCGGCGGATTTTCGCGCCACCGGCGTCATCTGCCTCGACGGCGAGCAGGTGCCGCGCGAGTTGTGGCCGCGCCTGCGCGTCAGGCCGGACGCGCGGCGGGCGCCGGTCATCACGCTGCACCGCGTCATGCGCGGCGGGGCGGGCGGCAAGGGCACGCTCGCCATCGTGGCCACCATCGCGCTCGCCGTCCTCGCGCCCTATGCCGCGCCCTTCGCGCTGGGGGCATTATCCGGCCTCACCGGCATCATCATCCCGATGGCCGCCTATTCGACGGTGGCGGCGCTGACGGCGTCGGCGATCGCGCTCGGCGGCGCGCTCGCCGTCAGCGCGCTTGCCTCGCAGCCCGCGCTGGCGC